GTGCCGGGGCGAGAAACCCCGCTTTGTCGATCACGTCCTGAATGAAACCGGGAATGTCGGTGACGATTCCCACGACTTTGTCGAATGCGGCGTGGACGACGTCCATAGCCGCGTCCACGATGTTTCGGAAGGTCTCCGACTTCTGGTAGGCGAGGATGATCCCGCCGACCAGGGCAGCCACAGCGATGACCACGAGACCGATCGGGTTCGCGGAAAGGGCAGCGTTCAACAGCCATTGTGTAGCAGCCCATGCCTTCGACGCGGCGGACGCCGCTATGGAGGCGGTGGTCGACGCCGCGGTGGTGACCGCCTGACGGACCGACGTGACGATGTTGGAATTCATCGCCAGATTGAGCAGGTCGGTGGCGCCCGTGACACCCATAACCAGGGGCGCCAGCGTCTCCATGCCGGCACCGACCCCGCCTAGCGGGCCACCCATATTGGACAGGGCGCCGCCTAGGTCCCCGAGACCACCCGCGGCCTGTGAGGCGGAGGAACCCATACCGTCCGCGGCGTCAGCGACCGAACCCATACGGTCCGCGGACTGGTCCATGTCGCGGGACGCCCGGTCGACGTCGTTCGCGCAGTCGGTCGCGGCGGACCCGACGTCGTCGAAGCCCGCGGCAATCTTCGCGGACTCGAAGGCGCCTTCGACGACCAGTTCCACGGTTCTAGCCACGGCGCCGGTTCCTTTCGTCGAGTAGGTATGTTGCGGTTGCCACCAGTCGTTCGTCGGTGTCGGGGTCCAACCAGAGCTCTAGTCCTCCGAAGTGTCGGGCGAGAGCGAGTGCCCGGAGGTGTCCTCCGGTGAGGTAGGAGGGACGTCCACCGCCGCGGGTTCTCCGGTCGAGTCGCGGAGCTGTTCGAACCCGACCAGGGCGGGCGGGGTGTCGGCGTCCCCGTCCCGGAACGTCCGATAGGGCAGGTCGATCACCTTTGTTCGGACCAGGGCAGCCCACACCCACAGCGTTGTGGTCTGCTGTGGCGCCTTCCGCGGGTCGACCGGAAGGTTCTGCCGGTCCGCCTCCAACTCTGCGCGGAGTAGGTCCCCGTGAGTCACTTCGACGTCCAGGGGTTCGTCGGTCCCGTCGAGTAGGACACGGTACTTGAATCGCTGTAGCGGCATGGCGGGTCATGCTCCCTTGATCGAGTCGACGGCGTCGGTGACGGCGTCGGCGTAGGTGTCGACGACCGCGGATTCGCGGGCGGTTAGTGCGTCGGTGATAAACGGGTGTTTCGCGTGGACGATGGCGACATAGGGCGCGGAGGGTCCGCCGGCGGCGATCCCGAACCCCTGGTCTGTGGTGATGACGTGGACTGTAGCTGCCAGGGTCCCGGTGTCGATAGGTGGTCTAACAGCGTCCAGGACGACGGTCCCGGCCCGGTCCCCTGCCGCTGCCACCAGGCGTTCCAGGTCCCGGGATGCCGCGTGCGCGCTGGACGCGAAGGTGTCGAACCCCTCCGCCCTCAGCGCGTCACCCATGACGTCAGACCGCGGGAGTGAACGCCGGCGTACCGATGATGGCGAAGGTGACGTCCGACTCGGGGGACGGTTCGTCCACGGTCCCGCCGAACTTGATCGGCTGGACCCGGATGGTCCCGGTGAACTCCGCCGCGGTCGAGTCGTCGGGTGCGAACGAGAACACCTTTTCGTCCCCGGCGTTGTCGTAGCTGTAGTCGATGATCCCGCCCGTGGAGGCATCCTGAAGGAACGTGCATTCCAGGGCGAACGTGTAGGTAGCGGACTCGGAGCGGGGGAGCTCTTCCCCGGACAGGACCCGCTTCGCCTCCACGACCGTGACGTTCTCGGTCGGGACGACCGCGCACGCGCGCACTTGCGCGGACACAGTGATGCCCGGGCCGGTGCCGATGGTGAGGGTTCCGGGACCACCCATCGGGACAGTGTGAATTGTCATTGTGTTTCAGCCTCTCAGGCGGGTGTGCAGCGGACGACGAACGGGACAGACAGGGCGGGGAGCGGGGCGCCGGGGCGGTCCGGCAGGACCACGGCTTCGTGGGTGACTTCGCCTTTCGGCGGGACCGCCTGCGAGACCAGGTTCAGGAGGGAGGCTAGGGCGGGGCGGGCGTCGGGTGCCGGCGCGTCACCGACGACCAGGAGCAGCCGACCGCGGAGTTGGTAGGAGTCCAGCGCGTCGAAGGTGTAGCCGTAGACCTGGACCACCACACCGGGCAGGGTGAGCGGCTGCCCTATCTCGACGACTTGCGCGGGACGTTCCACGACTCCGTCGACCCACACCTGGTCGAGACCTTCGACCGCGGCCAGGGTAGCGATCAGGGACCCGACGTCGGCGGGGTCGATGCTGTAACCGGCCACTAGCCGACACTCGGCTTCGACCAGTCCCCGAGCTGTAGCAGCATGGCAACGTCGGGGTCCAGGTGCCGTACGTAGGCGATCCCGAATTCCCCATAGACCTCCACGCCGCCCGGGGTGTCCTTACGCCGCCACAACCGAACCCCGAGCATGTTCGCGCCCTCGACGACGTCCGCCGGCCAGTCGTCCGCACCGATGGAGGCTTGGCAGACAGGGAACTTCCGCACCGACGCATTCACAGCGTCCACGATCCGACCCACCTGGACGTCGTAGGCAGCCGGGATCGCACCGACCGCCTTCACGCCCTCAACGGTAGCGGGACCGTCCGCGGGAAGCTCCCCGTCGACCATCGTCAGACTTCCCGAATCTCGACGTTGTCGTGACCCGCGGCCTTCTCAGCGTTCGCCTTCGACGGGCGCTTGCCGGTGACAGGACCCACGAACCGCTCATAGGTCAGGTCGTAGACCGCGAACCGCTTGCCGTCGTCGGACGCCTTCGGCGCCTTCTCGGGTGCGGTCTCGGGGTTGCTCTCGGTCATGGTGTGACTCCTGTTCTCGGGATCATGGTCCTTGACACCTGGTCCGGTCCCGATCCCGCAGGACCGGACCAGGTGGGATCAGGGGTCAGGCGGCAGGGTTGAACTTCACCGTCACGATGCCGGAGGTGTGGTGCTCCTCGATGGCCCAGTATCCGAAGAACGCTTCGTCGATACCGCCGTTGGCGAGATTCTGCGCGGACACCCGGATCGGGGACCCGGGCAGGGTGCGGATCGTTGCCGCCTGCGACACGCCGCTGACGACGGTGCCGCGGGGAACGTCGGGGCTGGACCGGAAGTTCCCGGGCTCGATGTTGTAGAGGGACAGGAACGCCGGCACGTCGTCCTCTGCAACGTCCATCAGGGAGAACATGTCCTCATCGTTCAGCATGACGAACGAAGCGCGACCGACACGGCGGTTCTTCAGGACCAGGGCGGCACGGGCAGCGGCCTTGAGGACCGTTCCCTCTTGCGCGCCGATGGTGATCGTCGGGGTACCGGTGGCCGTCGCGTTCGCGGACAGCTCGATGGTGTTGTGGTCGGTCACGGACAGGATGGTGGTCGATGCCGGGATGCCGGTACCGGTGACGGTGGCGCCGACGTCGGACGCGGTGAACGAATGGTTCGGTGCCTCCACGGTCGCGTCCGCGTTCGTGGTGGACACGACCAGGGTGCGGGTCCCGGCGACCGCTTGCGCGAGCGCGTACGCCTTGACCTTCGCGTCCAACTTGATCTCCCACGACTCACGGACCCTTTCGAACAGTCCGCTGACGAACCCCTCGTTAGGGAAGTCGTAGAACTTCCGGTCGACGTCGACACCGACCGCCATCCGGGCGGCTTCGTAGGAGCTGTCCTCAGTGACGACGGTCCCGGACGGGATCTCGGCCTTGTCGCCGGCGTAGTCCTGCATTTCCGGGGTCGTGGTGAAGCGCCACCCCTTGCCCTCCCAGTTGGTCAGGGAGTCGTGGGAGAACAGGTCTGACCAGATCGGCGCATACTGAAGCCCGGACCAGAGCTCACCGGACCAGGCAAGCGGCTCGATGTTCTCGGTGTGGTCGCCGTGGGTGACGTCGGTCAGCGCGGCGCTGATCGACGCAGCGGAGCGGAGCGACGGGGCGAGAGCAGCGGTCACGTCCCGGACCATCGACCGGAGCGCGGACCCCGCGGGGCGGGTCGTGGCCGGCGGACGCGAAGCGACACCGCCCGGGACCGCGGGCATGGACGCGGCCACCTGGACCGGGGCCGATGCGGGGGCGGTCGCGGGCTTCGCGGCGGACGCGGTCGCGGTCTCCGCGGGCGCGTCACCCGGGGAGTTGTAGACCTTGTTCAGCGCCTGAAGCGCGTCGTACTCGGCCTGTTCGGCTTCGGGAAGTGACTCCCCGCCGTCGATACGCCCCTGGAGCTCCAGAAGCCGCGCGGCCTGTTCGGGTGAAAGCATTGCATTTCCCTTCGGGTTGGCCGCGGCTGCGGCGATTGTGTCAATCCGGGTGTCGTCGAATGCCGGGATGGCGACTTGCCCGAAGGCGATCACCCGGCCTGCAACGATGGTGTCTCCCTCGATGGAGGCGTCCACAATGTCGAACGAGAGACCGCGGCGGGTTCCGCGTTTCGGGTCCGCCTCACGTAGCGCGGCGTCCCCTTCGGGACCGTCCGCGGCGTGGAACGCTACCCGTGTCTGCGACCCGTCGGGGGAGTGTTCCAGGGCGGCGAGGACACCGCGCGGCTTGCCGCGGTCATGCTCTTCGGTCAGGACCACCGCGGACAGGTCGTCCGGGTAGGTCAGCGACTCCGCGTCCCGGACCTTCAGCCGACCGCGGGACGTGCGCCCCGGGACCCCGTAGCGGATACCGATACCGCCGATCATCCGGGTGGCGACCGACGCGGTCACCGACCCTTCGAAAGCGACCGACAGGGTCGACCCGGAGTCTGCCGCGAAGAGGCGGTCCGCCTCCCGACACTCGCCGCAGGCGCACACCGTCGCTCCGAAACAGCGGTGTTCGAACGGCTCACGTACGCGGCACCCGTCGCAGATGTCAGTCATTGTTGGGCGCCCCTGTCATGGATGGTGCGCGGGCGAGGAAGTCGGTCAGGTCGAACTCTTGCCGGCTGCCCATCGGGGACACGTCGTCCATCGACAGGCGGGCGGTGATCGGGGTCATGTAGAGGGCGATATCGAAGTCCACGAACTCCTGGTTGCGCCCGGTGGACGTCTCGTAGTTCAGGGACGCCTTCGCGGACGTAGCGTCGAGGCGGTTCGCGGACACACCGATGATGCGAGCCAAGTCGAGGGAGGCGGCGTTACGCGCCTCAATCATCAGCTGTGAGTCGGCAGCGGCGCCCAACTCTTCCAACTGAATGTGTTTGGAGGTGTACCCGACGCCGCCCTTTTGGCCGGCGCGGGCGAGTGCCCACCTGTCGACCAGGTCGTCTATCTCGGTCTCGGTAAGGTCCGCGCCTTCGGTCTGGTGAAGGTTCAGCTGTGGTGCGGGGTTCTCCACGCGGGAACGAACGATCCGGTACAGCGACCGGGCATCTTCCAACGTGTCACGCCCGAAGGACAGGATTCCCTCATGGAGACCGGGGATCAGGATCACCGCGTCATTCTGCCGTGGGACGCCGTTCACCTCCACCTGGTTGTCGGCGTTGATCGACCAGTCCCCGAACGGGATACGTCCGACGTCCTGCGGGAATCCGCCCGACGCCGGCGACTGGTTGGTCCGCCACCAGCACGACCACCCGTAGAACATCAGGTCGTCCACGGTCCAGGCGTTACGGAGCTGCGGGGAGGTGCCGTCGTTGGTCCGGTAGAGCCAAGTCGGCTGACCGAGAGCGAACACCCGGCACCGCTCCCGGTAGTCGTCGAGCGCGGCCAGTTTCTCAGGCATCGACGGGAGAGCGTCCAGGTCGGGGCGGGGAGGCACGGTCTCCCCGACACCCAACTGGACCAGGGGAAACCGGGAGATAGTCGACGTGATCAGGTTCCTACCGCGCGCGACCGCGGGCAGCCGCATAGCCGACGACCGGGTGTTACACGGAATGTCGGACCCGAAGACGTCTTCGAAGACGACCCGCTGAAGGTTGTTCTCAGCCCACGGCGAAGAGAACGGCAGGGACGACGGATCGGTGGTGCCACCGATCAGCCCCGCGGTGACGGACTCCTGCTCACGCTTCATCGTGAGTGCGTCTCTCCACCGGGCCACGGTCGAGAGTCTGACTCACACCGCTGTGGTTTGTCGAGGACCAGTTTCCGCGCGGCGTGTCGCACGCGCTACGCG